CGGGCTTTCACCGTCCTGGTGGGAGGGCTAGTGGGGATTTCAACACGGGCATGGGCAATTCGTTGGTCATGTTAGCTGTTGTTGGTGCTGTCATGGGTGTTCTACGCGTTCGCGTGTGGGACACTCTCGTTGATGGTGACAACGCCCTGTTGTTCCTAAGGCCTCTTGACAGGTGGGTCATTGGAAGGTTCGCCGAGGTTGCTCTCACCATCTCCGGTCATGAGATGGTGTTGGAGCGCCCCGTTCCGCGTCTCGAGAGCGTCCGGTTTGGACAGTCGGCTCCTGTAGAGATATCGGGTAGATGGGTGATGTTGAGGGATTGGAAGAAGGTTCTTTCGCAGGGTACTTCCAACCACGCTCACATCTCTGAAACTACTTACGCTTTGCCATACCTTCGTGGTGTGGCGAAGTGCGAGCTATCTCTGGCTAGGGGTGTGCCGATCCTGCAGCGCTGGTGCGAGGTCATTCTCGAGGCAACGGAGGGATCTGTTGACCTGAACTTTGACAGGTTCAGGGACTATCAGGTTTTGGGTGTTACTGAAGGGGCCTACCTTCAATGTGGTTCCAGGGAGGTGCTTGCTACGTCGAGGGAGTCGTTCGCGGCTGCTTTCGGTGTTTCTGCCGACGAGCAAGTACTTATAGAACAAAGTTTGACGTGGTCCGGTGTCCTCCGTGCGTGGGAGGTACTGGAACCACCCCAGCTTCACAACTGGTGGTGGTCACACCCGTCGCTTGTCCTGGAATCTGTAGTGTGAAAACCGGGGAATGCCGCTGCTGTGTTTGTCGATGGGACACTCTCAGGTCGTTGTTAAGAGGCGTTGACCCGCCAACTTCATGGTAGTATTAGGGGTCTGCCACACGTACCTGTCTGGGTCGGTAGCCCGGGTCGATTACCCCGGGGCCGGGTGTTGCTCTGTTTGCTTTGTGTGGCTTGGATGTGCCCGATGACTGAGACCTTGTAGCGAGGAAGTAAGCTACCTGGACGTTTTAGGTCATTCCATTCGTCGCCTAAATCCGCCGGGAAACCGTTCCGGATATAGGTCCTCCCAGGTTTCGGTAGTCCATTCGGTGGGGCTGCCTGTGGACGCGGTTCGTTCCGTTGTACCCTTTTGCGGGGTTTTGTCACGCCTGCTGTGGCCAGTGGCGAGGACATTTGGT